AGTCATTGAAGAGATGGGTGAAAGAGCAAACTCTTTCGCAGCAGAGATTGCTATCGTAGAAATTCCAGATGATGTCAAGTGGCACATCCATGAGTACGATGGACTTGAACATGTGGCAGAAGATCACAGGACTTGGAGTTAATATGTATGGAGACTTAGATGAAATTCGTTTGGCTCGAACACTAGGTCGTGCCATTGAAGAAGAAATAAAGAAGGGTAATAAAATACCCGATGAAGTTCTTCGAGCATATGAAGAATTATATAAACACTGGCAATACCAGATGGTGAAAGAATTATCATGAGAAAAGAATTAGACGAAGCACTGTGTGCAAGATATCCTTTGGTCTTTAAAGATCGTAATGCAGATATGCGAACCACAGCCATGTGCTGGGGACTTGAGTGTGGTGATGGATGGTATAATATCATCGATGTTCTCTGTGGTAAATTGTGTAGTGAATGGCTTGGTACTAAGAGTCGCTATGAATTCATCAAAGATAAAGTTGGGCAGAAGATGTATGGTGGCTCTGGTGATATTATCACACAAGGTGAGATCGATCTCCGCAAACAAATCATGGATGAAAATGCATTGAAGGTTCCAGTTGCTGTTCAAGTTAAAGAGAAGTTCGGTGGACTTCGATTTTATGTTCAGGCTGCAACTGATAAACACTATCAGTATATTTCTTTCGCAGAGTCTATGAGTTATCGTACATGTGAAATGTGTGGTGCTCCAGGAAAAACATACACTGATGGCTGGCATACAACTCTTTGTGATATCCATGCAGCAATGGCTGGTAAAGAAGAAGAGTATGAATATGAGGAGAATGAATAATGTTTTATGGTAAAGAATCTATTCAGAAAGAATTTGAATTAGTAACTGGAAAATTAAATTCACTCGATCAACCATTGTTTATGTTTGAATCAATGCCAAGTTATAAGAATGGTGAACGATGGACTGACGAATTTCGTATTCGTGATGGACATACTAAACTTGCTGATGGAACATGGGTTACTGTCCATAATTTGGCTGAGTATGTACATGCGATTCACAAAAATACTACAGACCTATACGAACAATATCAAAAAACTTTGCGTGAGTTGTCTCTTGTGAAACGGAAAAATCATGAGATGGAATATGGATTAAGAGTCGCTGAAAAAGCACTGAAAAATTCCCTACAACTTACTCAGGATATGATTAATGATTAAATACGATAGTTATAATAGAAAGGTTCCAGCTTTGTTACAATCTAAAACAGTTATGTCAGATCAAATGACGATGAAAGTCACACGAGAATATATTGAGGGATATGTACTCAAAGTCAAGTGGGATGCTTTTGGTGATCAGTCTCCAATTTTGGTTTCAGCTAAAGAAGTTGAAAATGGTGATGGTGAATTTATTAAGGTAAGGGTGTATAAGAATGAGTCCAACTAATTTTGCGGAGATAGATTTTACTGATGGCTATCAAGTCCGACTTGAACATCAGTACGATGAGAAGTATGAGTCACATCGTATTTCTATTAAGCGACAGAGTACGGATCCTGATCCAACATACAAAAAGCCAGAGTACAGCGATGTAAACTTCTTTTTGGATACACCGCACTTCAAACAGTTTTGTAATTTTTTTAATATGATAGGTGAGAATAATGATTTCAAGTAATAGTGGTATAGACTTTATCCAGTTGGCTCGTGCTTCAGGTGTTGACCCCGAAGCAATTATGAACACTCCTGAATTTGCAGAGTGGTTGCGTGAATATCTTTCTGATAGTAAGATTACTGTTACTTTCACTAAGAAAGATGGAACAGATCGTAAAATGTTTTGCACTCGTAACTTTACTCTGATTCCAGAAGAAAAACATCCAAAGGGTGCGTCAACTCAACCAGCAACTACCACTGATGCTGTCCAAGTATTTGACTTGGAAATTAACGAATGGCGATCATTCAACACTAGTAACATTAAACGAATCGAATGGGATAATCAATGACACAAACTATTTCAAGTCCAGCAGATCGTCTGAAGATCAAGAAAATGCTTGGAGAAATCTCCAGTAGCATGACACGAATCGAAGCAGAACGAGATCTGATCCGTGAGACTATTAAAGATATGTCTCAACAATTCCAACTATCTAAACGACAGTTGGCTCGTATGGCTAAAGTTTATCATAAACAGAACTACAATCAAGAAGTAGCTGAGCATGAAGAATTTGAGTCACTGTATGAAACTATCTGTCAGGATAAAGCACAATGAGCACCATTTCAAACGGAGTGTATGATGTCACTCGTGAAGAATACATCGCAGTACTAGAAACAGAAGTAGAAACTCTGCGTCGTTACTACTACAATCCAGATGCAGAAGGCACTGGACATTTCAACACTGCAATTTCCGTATTGCAATTGCGTATCAAAGAATTGAAAGAAACTGAAAATGTATAAAGTTCTTGCGGTACTTGCTTTTGTAATCCTTTTAATCGTGCTTGCTCCAGTAGCAACAATCTGGTCATTGAATACACTATTTGCTCTAAATATTCCAATCGGATTTGATACTTGGGCTGCAGCATTGATTCTTGGTGGTGTAGTAGGTGGTACTACTGGAGTTTCCTTCAAGAAATAACCTTACAATCCGTGGGGTTATTAGTTGTCTTTAATTGCGTCTTGGTGTATAATAGATTATAAACATGGAGGTATATACCTATGGCTACTACAGCTAAACGCAAACTGCAGATCGCAAAAGTCGAACGAATGATGAAGGGTTCTGAGGCACAACTCAGACCAGATAATTACAAGGTTGACTTGCTGCACGCATTAAATTATTACAGCTACAGTCATGATGACAAAGAAAAGAAAAAGTGGCTTATCACTCATGTGGCAAAGACTGACAAGAAAATTGCTGCACTACTACTGAAAGTTGATGAATCATATTTTCGTCATGCTGGTGTATTGGCACGAATGGTTGATGGTGGTTCTGTGTTACAGGAAAAGGAAGAATTGTTCTTGGCTACCAAGATCAAAGAATTGACTAAAATGATTCCAGCACCAGTAAAAGAAGTTGCTGTGGAGAAACCTGTGACTAATGTTATTAACATTCAAGAACGAATGCTTGATAAAGCACACGAAATTGCTGGAGAGTTCGAAGGATTGCTTGATGACTTTCTTTTGGAAGACAAGACATTCGATGCCAAAGATATCTTGAAACAACTACAGGTGAGTGGTCCAATTGCAAAGTTGATTGCTCCCATGTTCGACAAAACTATTGCTGAACTGCAAGAAGTTCTTAAGGGTAAAGACGAACAGTTGGTTGAAGGCTATTCCAATATGAAGAAAACAAAGATCAAGAAGTTTCTTGCTCTTGTTGAATCAATTAAAGATGCATGTGGACTCCAAGTCCAAGTGGCTAAATCCACTCGTGCTCCTCGTAAACGCAAAGAGAAACCTGCTGGTGTACTCGTTGCTAAGATGAAGTTCATGAAGGATAGCCCTGAGTTTGGAATCAAGTCTGTGATGGCAACGACAATCGTGAACAGTCAAGAATTGTGGGTGTTCAATACAAAGTATCGTAAGTTACAAGTATATCGTGCTATTGATCCGAAAGGATTATCTGTGAAGGGTACTACAATTGTAGGCTACGATCCAGAACAGTCTGGATCCAAGATGTTACGCAAACCAGAATTGGTCAAGGGTTACGCATCAATGACTAAACGACCACTAAGCACTGCATATAAGGCATTGACCACTAAAGAACAAGCAGTAAATGGTCGTGTGAACGAAGAATGTATCCTACTGAAAGTATTTTAAAATGATTCTAATTGACTACTCGCAAGTATCGCTTGCTAATATCCTATCGTTCAAGAAAGAACTGATGTCGGATAATCAGCAAGAGGTAACTAACCTAATCCGTCACGCAACGCTATCAACAATCAAAGCATATAAGAAGAAGTATGGCAGAGAGTTTGGAGAAGTAGTAATCTGCTGTGATGGTCGTAAGTACTGGCGCAGAGACTTTTTTGAAAACTATAAGGCTAGTCGAAAGAAAACCAGAGATGCTTCTGAACTCGACTGGCATATGATCTTCGACACACTGGGTAAGATTCGTGATGAAATGATTGAGAATTTTCCATATAAGATTATTCATCTTGAACAGTGCGAAGCGGATGACATCATTGCTGTGCTCGCTAAAGGCAACCAAGATTTTGGTTTCGGTAATGAGCCAGTGATGATTGTCTCATCCGACAAAGACTTCAAACAACTGCACAAGTGGAGTAATGTAAGTCAGTTCAGTCCAATCTTGCGTAAGATGATTAAGGTTAAACCAACTGAGATCCATCCTAATCTGATTGAGCATATTGTTAAGGGTGATTCAGGTGATGGTATTCCAAACATTTTAAGTAAGGATGATGTATTTATTAAGGGTGAACGACAAACACCAGTTAGTGCTAAACGACTTGCTGAGTTTGTTGAGAATGGATTCACTGCTTGTCGTACTGATGAGGAACGACGCAACTGGCAACGAAATCAAACTCTTGTTGACTTTGCTCACATTCCAGAGAATATCCAAAAGACCATTATGGATACCTATCTAAATACTAAACCAAAAGGCGACAAGATGCGCATCATGAATTATTTGATTGCGAACAGATGTCGATTGTTACTAGACGAAATTGAGGAATTTTAATATGGCGCAACCAATCACAGAAATTTTACAGTACTTGAACGAGAATCCTAAAGATGGGATGATCAAGCATAGAGAAAGAATCGGAGCAATGACGATGATCTTTCAACACGCATACGATCCAGAGAAGAAATTCGTACTGCCAGATGGAGATCCTCCATACAAACCTGCAGTTGAACCACTAGGCATGACACCAACTAATCTGTATACAGAGTTGCGTCGTTTCTATGTATTCTGCCGAAAGGATTTGAAACAGTTGCAACGAGAGCAGTTGTTTGTAAATCTTCTTGAAGGTATTCACCCTGATGAAGCCAAACTTATGATTGCAATTAAGGATCAGAAAATTCAAAAATTGTACCCTAAATTGACCCGAAAATGGGCTGAGGAACACAGGCTAGTCGCCCCTATCGTGAAGGCTCCAAAAACCCCTGCGTAAGTTGTTGTTTTTGCAAGGAAAAATAACCCTACCGAGTGTAGGGTTTTTCGCATTTAGTGCTTGTCTTTAATTGCATCCTGCTGTATAATAATCTTATGATGAATGAAAAAGGTAACGAAATGACTGAAGTTTTGACTAGCTGGGAAGAGATGTCTGTGTTAGAACAAATGCAGTGCCAGTTCTGGGACATGTACAAGGATGCTTATGGTGTTCGTCCTCGTGGTATCGATACATCCAGCTGGACTGAAGAGCAGTTCATGTCTGAATTCGAAGTGCTTGGTCGTGCTATCGAAGAGTCTGAAAAGCAACGCAAAGCTGATGAAGCAGAAGCGATTGTTCGTTTCGAAGATCGTGTTCTTAACTTAATGCACACTGGCACTAATCGTGACCGAGTGATTGCTTGGTTGATGGACGCTGAGGGTTGTAATGGTGACTTTGAGTATTTCTGTTTTACTCAGGGTCTTCCTTATGGTTATTTTAATGTGAAAGAGGTGGCATAATGCGTGGTTCAATTCGTACTATTGTTGGTTTGGTTATTGTGTTCGGTGCTGTTGGTGGTATGGAACAGCCAGAAAATTCTCTGTTGGCTTGCGTGGCTCTCGCTGCAGTTGGCTTGGCTTTGATGTTGTCTGGTGTTAATGCCATGAAGGAAATTCGCTAATGGGATACTTCAGTAATTTGCATGGAAACATTATTGAGTTGCATGAAGATGGACTCAGTATTGATGAGATTGCTCGTCAACTGAAAGTTGACCTAGTGACAGTGGCAGAAATTGTAGCTGATTACGATCAGGATCTATATGATGACTCCATGGATGGAGATTTTGATTCTGCGATGACCAGTGCTGGACTGGGCACTGATGAAGATTATGGTTATTATGGAGATGAGTGAAATGAATTTTATTGTTGAAGACAAAGACACAGTTGAGTATCGTGGTGAGATTTTTAGTCGCACCCATGGTAGTCCTTTCGATCGTGGTGCTGCTGATAGTTACTATCATCGTCCACTAGATCCTCATTGGTATCCAGAAGGCACTTACAATGGTGATCGTGTAGAAGCAAAAGATATGCATGGGATTCAGTTGCGTGCATACTCTATGGGTTATGAATTCAACGAACGATTTGGTGATAAGAAAGATTGGAATTAAAATGATAGAAACAAGAACAAGGGAGGTCGT